ACGAGTGCCGTGCGAAAGACGATTCCGTGAATGTGGCCATGGCTAAAAATGTGTTCAATAATGCGACGAAACAGGCCAGGTATTCCCTCATGGGGAAAGTCTGATGCGGAATATCTAAAGGTAGATAACGATAGATCATCAATAGATGGAGGCTTCACCTCTTGATGACTTATTGAAACGTCTAGAAGATTCCATCGTGAAATTGCTGGAGTCGGTGCGCGGAGATCCGTGGTCTCTGCTGATTTTCCAGACCCTTATTTGGTCGTTTCGTCGTTGGGCGATCCACTATCTAGTCTCCGAGGATATGTCGGATAATATGCACGATTACATCTGGGAATCTCACATTGATCTCATTCGGAATTTTGCTCCAGAAGGTCTACAGGAATTGGGAGTGGTATGGCTGAGCCCCGCGAATGTGGGGGACCGTATTGATTCTCTAGAGGAGTTGAACGCATATTTTTTGTTGATCGTGGACAAGCTGAACAAGGCGATTGACACGGACAATGACGCGGAGCAGAATCTGTTGTCTATTTTCCTCGATGAGACTCTGACGGATATTATCGGAGAGTGGCTGGAGGGCCGCACGGAATATCGTATTTACCCGACACATGAGGAGTCTTCCGATACATTTTCAACCGAGCGTATTTTCTCTATTATGCAGAAAATTCTGGAGAAGAACGCCAGGCCTCGGAACCACCAGGGGGTGGTCGTTAAATCGAGCGAGCCGATCGTCTTGGAGAAACTGGAGACAAGTCCGCCTGTTGTACCTGTATGCGTCTTTGAGCCCGAGCCTCCACGTGTAGAGCCTGTACATACCGCAGCCGCTCATTCCGCTCATCCCGCACCTGCAAATCCTTCGAAACCGGTATACATGACTATTTCTGCGGCCATGAATCGCCGCCGTACAATGCGCCTACACGGGAAGCGCTCTACAGAAGAGACACCTAACGATAAAAGTAAAACAAGAAGGCGTAAGCGGTAAATAAGCGCTCGATGATTTATTTCTCCCGACCTAAAAGAAATGCCCCCATCATCCCCGATAAAATATGTATTAGAGCCATTTTCCCCCTATATTTCCTATGTCTTTATTGCCCTAGTAGTAACTCTCGTGACAAGCATAATCGGATTCCAGTTATGGACCTCGAGTAATACAATGCCGTCTGCCTTCATACAGGAGGGCTTCGCAGCCCCAGTAAGTGTAGGCGGCCTACCCGACTGCATAAATAGCAGCAATGACTCCGCGTTAATCTATTCTACATTCTTGCAAAAGGCCTCCACGACGGAGGAGGGCGCAGATGACTTGAGCGAGTTGCAGGCCCTTTTAGGAAAGATGGCCTGTCTAAAACGGGATCTCCTATCTCCCGGCCACCTTGTCAGCGCGACGAAGTCGGCCACATTCTATACAATGCACGATGTCGAGCCCGTGGCCGAAACAGCCGCCCGCTGCTTTTCCAAGAGCATACCGGTACGCGACATTGAAATCATAGTCGACAAATGGAACACCAGAGGGAAAATGTTGTTGGATCGTCTGTGCACGTCCTATTCATTGACGAGCACCGTACAAGAAAAAACAAAGTCACTGTTCAAATCTGTCATTGCCGATATAACCGACATGCTGAAAACGGTCTGTCTCAAAGGCGAGGGTTCCATCGCCGGAATGCCGACACCCAGAATGGTAGAGGGAAGAGAGTCTGATAGCAATATGAGCCTTGGAAAGTACAAGGGCTACTATTGATTATTTGGCCCTTTGACAATGATGTAAATTACGTAGACAAAGGTGGCGAGAAGAGATGCTATGACCGCACACATAATGCAGTCCCTTTTTAAGAAGATGCGGTAAGTTACTACGACTGACTGCCTCTGTAAAATGGCTGCGTCGGGAGATGGTTCATCGTCGTATGGTGCATACGTCAAACAGCTTGATTTAAATGACCAGGGTTTGGCACGGCTCTCGGTCACCTCGGAGGGAATCGTTATACGGAGAATTTGGATCGTCTTTAGAGGGGAGCCGGCTCTAACGACGCTGTCACGCAGATAGATCGTCGCATTCCTACAGACAATGCAGCCGTTCCCGGGGACAGTTAGCCAGAGGTTCACACATGACACGTGTGCCTTGACGCAGCAGCCGCACGAAAACCGGTGAACTTCCACCGGGGACTTGGTTTGAAAACATACCTCGCATAGAAGATCGTCGAACATTCGCGCGCGAGGGGGGTAATATACAGGCCGTAGATTACGGCTTCAATTTTTATCAGAAACACGAATTCTTGGAGGGTCTTCAAGAATTCTTGTTTTTATTATGGCTGACGCATCAATACGGCATCAGAAGGGAAACGAAAATCAGTAAGCCTAAAATGTGCCATATGCTCTTCGCCGGACGTACACAGCTGAACAGATCCACGATCACGCTGTTCCACAGGAGCTTTCCGACGAAGCTCAGAATGACTAGCGCAAGCACATAGGCAAGAACGACCGCCACGAAATCGGCGTATGCCGCGCGCCGCTTATCGGCGTTCCCCGTATCCATGAATCCTTCCACAGCGGCGCGAGCAGCACCACCAACAATACCCGGCATTTTCTATAGGGTGTTTAGATTTTCAGGCGCGGCGGCGAGTCGTCTTGCGTCTCGTGTAGCGCCCTCCATTCGCTCCAAAGAAACGACTCTTTAATGCAGGTGATGGTGCATTATTATTAGGGCCAGAAGCACGGTAAACAGGTGATGGTATAGGGGATGGCTCTGGTGGCGTCTTATTCCCAGTAGGCTTTTTCAGATGGGGCGTTCCCCTATTACCACGAGCAGGGGCGGGCGCACTTTCAGGAATTCTTATACGCAGGTGCTTTATTTCTTCTCGTGCTCGCGCGGCTCTCGCCGCCGCAATTTGACGATTTAATTCTGGCGGCCCTGGATGTAATGGCGGCCTTCCATTCTTCTTTCTAGTAGCTGGCATCCTAATTAAACCTCCTAAAATATCTACCGTTCACTACTAAACTTAAGTTTAGTAGGAACTATGTAACACAAGTATCTAAACCCTTTTCCCGTATACACTATAGAATGGAGGCCCAAAGAAGTACCGAAGTAGAGTTCATGAAACAGATGTCGGATAGAGGGCTTGTTGCTCCTGTTGCTGCAGCCCAAGAGAACACCGTGGTCTCCACATCAGATACCGCAACGGAGATGCAGACTCTCAAAGAGATCATTGTGGCATGGAGAGAGATGGAGACGGATATGACAACACTTTCGTCGCAGATCCGTGAGAAGAAGAAGAAGCAAAAGACGATGGAAGAGATGATTCTGCGCATCATGAAGAAGCATAATATCGGCGCGCTTGACCTGAAAGGATCCGGCGGCCGTCTTCTGTATCGTAAGCAGGTGACAAAGGGGACACTCAACGTGAAGAGCCTGACGGAAATGCTCACACAGCATTTGAAGTCGGAAACGGCCGCCACGGAGGCGCTGAAGTTCATTCATGAGCATCGCGGGGCGAAGGTGAAAGAGAGCCTTATGTATGAACGCGCAGTCGAGTAAATTTGAAATATGAGGGATTGGCGGTCATTTTACACAGATGGACTCTGCACTGGGCGGATCCCTTCTATCGGTTGTCTGGTACGAAGTCGCAAAAGGCATCGTGAACCGCGCCGTAGAAGTCTACGGACTCACAGAGGAACAGGCCGCAGCGCTTCGCACCGTGTTTCTGAGGCCGAGTGACTACCATGTGACGTCTGGCGCAGACGACTAACCAAAAAATATCCGCACCTTCTCACGAACCGGCGTACGACACATAAAACAGGACGTCGTCTGGCGCCTCAAACACTGTTCACAGTACGTATGGCCGCACGGCGCCACACAGTGCGTCACCTGGCGTTCAAGGCAAATCGTGCACAGCGGTTCGTGCTCGTTCGACTGTACAACGCGCATCATGGAGACTAACTCCCGAAATACAATGAATCGTTGGTAGGACCCAATAAGTTCATTGTATGTAGTCTGAATACGGTGCTTCTCAAAAATCTCGCCGAGATATTTCTGAGATACACTCTTCAGTTCATCCGTACACGAGGTCGGATCTAGCTCCAAAAGATTCACAATATTTTTCTGCACGTGATCGAAAATGTCCAGTTTTGTCTTCAGATAGCTCTCGTGTTTGAGAATGGCGTCCCCCGAGATGCGATACTGTTCATATATGTACTCAATCGTCGTCTTGAATTCTGCGAGCGGATCCTCCCCTTTCGTGAGCGATTTCAGTTCCTCCTTCACGCTTTCAAACATGGTGGCCGTACCCGAGAGGTCAAACACAATATTCCGAATGATTCTGGAGGTCGGGTTCGTAATGGCGGAACATCCGAACGTACGAAGAATCGCATCGCCCTTTCCGATTGTGGGGTGCGTAGTAATGGTCGCATTCACAAAGTCCAAGAGCTCCGTATTTTTTATGGAGAGGAATTCCCGGAGTCGTTTTTTCCAGTCCGTCGGTTTCGGCAGGGTGTTCTGGATATTCTCCACATTTCTAGTGATAATCGTATTTAGGGCTGTCGTATAGGGAGTAGTATTTCCATAGCTACTCGTATCAAACACGATGGCCGCCGGCTGATCTGCGTCGGTCTCATCGTAATTTACCGGTGCGAAGTTCATCTAGGCATAGGATATATTGATTTACAAAAAATATAGCGCAACGCAACGCTTCAACGAGCCTTGCCACAGTTCGGCTTCAAGAACACCAAGGTCTTTTTGTGCCGCCCCATGAATTCAATAAGGCGCTGCTTGTTCTCGCGAATTTCTCGCCCCTCTCGCTTACCCTTCTCCTGACACGCCATCGGAACAATATTGTTCCCTACCAGCATCGCACGAATACAAACGCCCTCTTCGTCCTCTGTTACGTAGACGGTGGACTCGAACCCTTTCGGGAATTCATTCATGATCGGCGCCTCTTCCACGACGATCTCAGACTCTGCACGAAACGCGCGCAGCTCTTTCTCAGGACAACCCTTGTAGCTGTGGCCGTTCACACAGCACAGAGAACAATACAGAGTTCTCGCGATCACACACTCCTTATTCGGGTGCGGTTTAGCGTATTTACCGAGTACAGGAACACAAAGATCGCACATTAGAGACGGTAATATTCTTGCACCGGCCACGTTCAATTTTTTAAAAAAATTTAGACCACCGACAACGTCAGATCCCTCTTAAATCCGTAGGCCTCTGCATCTCCTGCCACCATTTCTATCGCGTATTTTACACGCCGAACGGAGGAGTAAGAGGGACAGTTCTGCGCATTCGGACAAGGGGGCGTATTATAGGTGATATGAACGACCGTGAGAGTTTCGTCCAGCCAGACAATGTCTAGAGGGAATTTCATGTCAATCATCCACATACTTTGGCGAGACAGTTTCGGAAAAATGAAGAGCATTCCTGATCCGTCGGGTAGACTCGGCCGACCCGAGAGACCCTGTACGATCGCCGCTGGAGAAATTACGACCTCCACGCGGAATTTCTTCGGCCCGACACGGAGTTTAAATTCGTCTCGGTCTTTGATAGGCATACTATTAAATCTGTATATTTATTAGGGTTTTTTACATGTGTACGAACGGTCTCCCTCTTCGATTCGGAAGTCTCCCCAATGCTATATATCTGCGATACAGGACTGACTGGAATCTGTTTGATAGTGTACAGGCCAGCAACGTTCAAGTGAGCACAATGCTACAGTCGAACCCGAGTCTCAACATCTCATACGTTACACTTAGTTCCTATGCCCAAATAAACTCATTTGTTAATGGTCGCATGCTGCATATTCGGGCATATCCAGATTCCAATTGGAATCTTGTTCCTGGCTCCGCGTACGGATAAAAATCTGCGTAATAGTAGAAAATGTCGTCGAATCCATGTTCCTATGCTGGACTACACCCCCCTAAGGCCTTCGTGTTTCAGACCACACAAACACAGAATGCGTCCAATACAGTCTACTTGAATGCGCAGGCGGCCGGTGTGAAGCGTTTCAAGTCGGACGCAGAGCGCATGCAGTATTTAATGGGGCAGCGGGCCAGAGACGCGAACTGCTGTAACGGGAATTGTACTACTACGGGTTAGATTCTGCCGGAACACGTGGCCAAAATACCCAATCACATTCGCTTCCAACAGAATCGGACGTGATTGGCGCTTTCCGTACAGAAGTATCTGTTCGGGCGTAACAGGCGTTTTCGGCTGCTG